GAGTGTATCCATCTTTATGTAGCTTAGCTAAGTGAGCCATGAAGTGTGGATGCTCTTTCGTTGACGCTTCTACATTCACATCTGGATGTACATGTTTCAGATAATCTACTTTGTGGTCTGAGTGCAATGGATTCTTGTTCTTGTCTTGTGAGTGACTCACAATAATTTTGTGATCAGCGCCATGCGTTTCTGCTGTCTTCACAACATGGTCTACTACTTTACTGTGACCCGCTGTCGGAGGATTCATCCTTCCAAATGCGAATACCATATGTTTCTCGGCCATTAGTCGCCTGCCCTCGCAAAGTTTGCAGCACTGAATTCGTGCCTGTGGACAAGTTTAGAAGGCTTACCATCATGATGTATTACATATCCTTCAGGGTTTGTAGGTGCACCTGCTATCTCGTGTCCAATTGTATTGTGTGAATTAAGTGCGTCTGTTAGCACTCCTTTCGCTTTCTGTAGGTGTTGTTGCATCGCAATAACACTTTCAATGTGTTCTTTGTTCTTGTTCACATGACTCATCGTGTCATCGTGAGTCTTGGTATGTCTTGCTTTTGCTGCGTCTGTCTTAACGCCTGCTACTTTCTTTTTCATTGCAGTAGAGTAATGTTTAGCGAAGCCTTCATGTGAAGGAGCAGAACCGTCTCTTACAGTAGCGTTCATGTAAGTCTTGAGAGGTGTCACATGCTTAGACACTGCTTCGTGTGCTTCGTTTGGTGTCTTTTTGAATGCTGCTACTGCTGCGTCCAAGTGCTTTTTGTATTGCGCCTGATGATCTTGTGTGTATACAGCTTTAGACACATCGTGATGAATAGGCAATTGATGCACATCCGCATGATCTTGTAGTTCGGGAACATGGCCTTGTTTAACTTTCATGTCCTCAAACTTCTTGCCTTCGTAGGCAGTATGTACAGCAACACCTATCTTAGAGTTCACTGCTTTCTGTGCGTGTTCTGAATCAGCAGGGTGATGATAGGTGATAGTGTTTGTCTTGTACGACACACGATGCCCTTCGTGCTTAACATCGCCCGCATGCATAATGTCTGCTTGATAGACACCTTTACCGTCATGTACTTTCGGCAAGTGATCAAGTGCCGCCTTCAGTTTAGAAACGAGACCTGGAGCGTGTCCGTGATTTTTTTCAATATCTTCGTGTGAATAGTTTAGCTTAGGATTCTTATTGAACACAGACTTAGAACCCACAAAGAATTTACCAGTTTCAGGATGTGTGCCAAAAACAACAGAAGGACTACCATCGTATTTCATAGTAATCTTTGTGCTGCTTTTTGCGCCTCGGAGATGGTCGTGAACACCATTCAAAGCGTGGAAGGCGTGTGCAAACCCTTCTGAACCACCGTGAACGACATGATCTTCTACATGCTCTAGGTGTTTCAGCTTGTCGTCTGAACCTGCTTCTTCTTTTAAAAACTTGCTAAATTTCATCATAACTGTATTTATAATATTCTGGAATACGAGAAGTTAATTTTTTCTTTGACTGTGCCTATTAAATCTTTTTCGGAAGGAGCCTTTTTAGGAATTTTAAGAATCATGTTTTCATCATCGTATGTGGTTTTTGTCACCTCTGACGAGACTTCTACCTTTCTGCCGCCACGAACAACACTGATTCCTAAGCTATTTGATATTTTTGATACGGTAGCTATTTTTTCTAGTCTTCTTAGAAATTCTCTGTCGCCTTTATGATAGCCTGTGAAGGACTCGTCATATCCACCGGCTTGCCAAAATATATCTCTATTGACTATAAACACATTATGATGACCAGGAAAATCAGACCATTTCTTTGTATTAGGATTAAATAGATTGAATTTGTATATCTTTTCAGAATTGAAATTTACTTTTTTTAAAAAAGCCACATTTTCAGGAGATATGAAGCAGTCCATATCCATGAAAAGAATGTTGTCGGATTCGGCGAGGTCTGCTATTAAATTTCTGCAACCATGACTGTTAAAGCCAAGGTCTTCGTCAACTTTCCAGAGTTGAAAGTTGGGATAGGAAAAGTCTTTTAAAACTTCTTCTGCTGGATACAACTTTGAGCCGTCATCTATTAGAATAATCTGAATCTGGTGAGGGAAATTGTTCCAGTATTCAATTTGTTTTTCTAATAGATGCGGCTCGTTGTAGTAGGTATAGCCTATGGTGAATCTACAGTCCTTTGATTCCATCCATCGCTTCCGTTACATCGATTTTTGTAGCGTCCTCTGCAGGGAAGTCGATAGTGCCACCATTCTGTAATTGAAAGTTTTCTCCATGAGTCAAAGAATTGTTATCGTACAATTCAAACCCAGAATAAACTTCTTTTACATCTACTTCTAACTTACCTTCTAGTACATGCTGAAATTTTGTGACTGCTGCGCCGACTTCTTTCCATTTAGGCTCTTTGTCAAATCTTTCAATAATATACTCGTTACCATCTACACAGCGCCACATTGGAATTTCTATGCTTCCAATGTTCTTGTAAATCTTAGTGCAGGCTACTAACTTTAACTTCATTATAAAACTCCGGACATTTTTCTATTTCTGCTAAACTTACATTATATTTAGACGCCATAGATTTAGCCGTGTTGTCCCAATAAGCTCTAAAAGAGGGATCCATCGTCTTGCGACTAGCGATTACTACTTTAGCAATCTTTCGTTTCACATCTGATTCATTCATATTAAATTCCCAGTCCTCAAGGAACAGCTTTAACACTTGTTGATTGAGCGCCATAGATTCTTTCCCTGAGTTCGGTTGTAGAAAAACTGTGTTCTCGCTTGTTGTAGTACAATTCGATGCCACGCTGTTCACAAATATCTTTACCCGTGAAGTTAGTATTGCGATACTCTTCACCTACGATACGGACATCCATAGTCAAAGTGAGAAACAAATCTTCGAGGTCTTTCTCTGTTTGATAAACAACAATCTCATCGACATACTTTACAGCCTCAAGTTGAATCCAACGCTCTACTAGAGTTTGGACTGGCTTGTTCTTGCTGTTCGGTCTGTCAATAGTAGGATCAGTTTGTAGACCACAGATTAGATAGTCACACTTGCTCTTTGCTTCTTTCAGCATAGTGATATGACCCGCATGTAGCAGATCAAATGTAGAACAAGTAAACCCTATTTTCCAATCGTCCATAAACATTACCTCATAAAATAAAGTGGGCAGTTTCGCATCATACCCAGGACATTACTACTAGCTGAATACTTTCGATCCAGCTGCTGCATAAGCTGCTGCAATCATCGCACGGCTAGGACGACCTAGACGATATGAAGTCTTGCCAGCCTTGTTTACATTAGCGTAAACAGGGTAGCCTGCTGCACGGAGTTCCTGAACACGGGCGCTTACACGCTTAACACCGAACATAGAAGATGCTTGAGCTTCAGTCAAAGATTGACCTGAACGGAGGAACTTGAGGATCTTCTCGTTCTGGTTCTTAGCAGGAGCTGCCTTAGCAGTTTTAGTTGTAGTAGTTGTAGCCATAATATAATCACCTTTGATTATTAACATTAAAATTAAACGACTTTGCGGTCGCTATTTGAGATCACTCTCAAATTCTTTAAACATGCTGACATTATACACAATAGGATGTACAATGTCAAGCATTAAAATTTCTCAATTTCGTTAGTAGAAAGATTACGCATCTCAAGGACGACATACGAAACCTTAGGGCTTTGAGTCACTGAACCTGCCCATGTGCAAGCATCATTCCAGGTCATGAAACCCATTTGCTCACAGGTGTGCATGCCTTCTTTCATGCCATTGAGATGATACTTGACCATTTCGACTTGACAAGGATAGTTAGATGTTTTCATTACACAAACTCCTTTGCCCATCGTTGAGCTGTTTCGAAGTCTGGAGCATACTCCAGCATTGCGCCGAGAGCCGCCTCCATCTCAAGACGATCCCTATGGATCTCGTACTCAATCTGAGCACTGAGGCTATCACACTCTGCCTCAAGTTCTGCCGTGCTCCACTCGTCCCAGTTGAAGCGAGGGCGAATGCCATTCAGCTCCTTAAATCTGTCTGAAATGTAGCTAACTAAATCGTCACGGTTCCAAGTATTGTTCATATCATTAGCCCTCACAGCTTGTTTTCTCATTTTATATAACTATTATAGCACCGGGTATAGAAAATGTCAAGCATTATTTTCACTTTTTTACGATTATTTGCTCCAATAGAATCAATAACTTATAAACCCATATTATAGCAAAATGAGGGAGGGGTGTCAAGCACTAAAATTCCAATAAAATCAATGACTTAGAAATCGCCTCAGACGCTCTCTAAGCGCCTGTGTGGGATAGTAATTTTGGGGATATGTTTGATAGAACTTCTTCATAGGTCTTGTCAAATATGCTTATTTTCAGCATTATGCGCTCATGCTCATTGTTCACTACTGAGTGAGGGACCGTAGTATTCAATAGAGCTGCTTTGTAACAATATGTTTCATTACCAATAATTATAGGTGCAGCGTTTTCGGTGAGCACGAAGTTTAGGCTACACTGTGTTCCATTGTCCGTGTGTGTTGGAACTGTGGCAAATGGATCCATCCAATAGAATCTAGGCTTTCCGATCACCTCAAAGTCTTTCATGATTTTTTCTATGTAAGGACTAGTGTAGTGGCCTATTTTCCAATCGTCAAGCTTGATATCTGGATATCTAGAGTCAGTGTATCCTGTGGCGGTTTCTTTTGCTGCATTTGCTTGTTGCAGGAGCAACTCTTTATCAAATTCATAATCTAGATGCAGTATCATTTTTTCCATACAATATATGATTGATGACAATAAGGAGGCTTCACAATCTCAACATCAAGCCCTTCTTTAGCTAATTCTTCTATTAGCCATTCTTTTTTGTAGAAGGTAATGATGTGTCTGTGAGGAAACTGGCCATATTTTTTTTGATTCTCAACGATAAGATTGTTGTCCATTACAGAAAAAACATTTTGACAATTTTTTATATTATCACGATAGTCAATGCAACTTCCATATTCTTCGACACGGCGATGCCAAAACCAATTAGCAATTGGAGTATCAGATGTTAGTAAGACGCTGTGTGCCATTGCTTCTGGATTGAATTGGCGCATCCACTTTAGAGTTTCAACTAATTCGTTAAAAGAGGTATGACTGAAAACACTGTATGAAAAAGTGTAGTCATAGTTTGAGGAGAGTTCAGGAAATTCTAATACGCCGTCATGATTATAAACCCAGTTATATCGATTAGAAAGTATCCATGTTGCATCAGGATACTCTGCTTGTCCCATTTCAAGTGCGGCTGAGTTTAAATCGATACAGGTATAATTTTCTGGCTTGATAGCGCCTTCGGAAAAATGTAAAAGATTACCGTTATTTCCTCCATAGTCCATAACGGTCTTATCTTTTACAGTACCAAACAGTCTTTCAAATGTCGGATATCTGTCGTGCTGTACTTCTCTAGTAAATATTCCGTTCCACATAATATAAGATTCTTTTTATTTTAGTAGCCTTCGCTCCACTCACTGAAAGCGTTTTCTTTGACTACAATAATGTTGAAGTTTGCGCCTATTATAGCACTACCTGTACCGGCGGTGACTCTTAGGTCAATATCTGTCTTTTCTTGGATAGCTAAAGGTATGTCAAATGCGTAATCATATTGACCGCCATATACCGAACCAGAGTGCTGTATACGAAAAACGCCGTTTGGCTCACGGGTCAAGAGTCTACTTGAGATTGCGGAATTGGCATTGCCAGAGAAGTCATACTTCATAAGATATGCTGTATGTCCTGCAGGAACAGTGTAGACTGCCATGAGTGTTTGCTCTTGTCCAATTAGAACCTGAGCAACTAATGTACCACTAGCAGAAGCATAATGTGCTCCAATATTGCCAACAAAAGCAGTGTTGCCAGTATTGTACATTCTAAACAAGCGAACATAAGTGTTGGCAGAGGCTACACCTGTTGTGGAATCAGAGGCATCTAATGTTACAGTCTCGCTTTGTAAATTAAAGTCGGCATCAAGTCCTTGAATAAAGATTGTTTTGGACTCGTCTCCGGTATCATCTGATTTGAGATACACATTATCAGCGCCTGCACCCCATGTTGCCCACGGGTATAAATTTGAGCCGTCCCATACAGTTTCTTCAGTCCCGTTTGCTGGTGCTGAGTTTCGCCCAAATTTATGTATATGGAAAGCGTTGCGGAGTTTGCCTCTCGCTGCTTGTAGTTTCCAATCATCGCCGAATAGAAAAGTACTCATTTATTTGCCCTTAGTAAATGCCTGTGCGCCAAAGAACGCTGCGACAATACCAGCAACAGCGACAAAGTATGTCGGTGCCATGTCACCTAGTGTTGCTTGTGCTTGATCTAGACCTGCAAATGAAGCAATAACTACAGCAGCAGGGTAAAGTAACATGCCGCCTAGTGCGAACCAAGCCATCTTTCGTTGAGCATCACGCATCGCATCTTGGTCTTCAAGTTCTTTGCGCTTGAACTCCATGTACATAGCGTGTTCTCTATCGTCTACTTTACCATCGCCATTGCTGTCAGCAGGATGAAATTCTTTTTTATTTTCTTCGGACATAGTGAGACCTCCCTTTCTCACTATTTATAAGTCTAAAACTTTATGCCGTCGAAGTTAGTGTTGATATTCTTTCTGTCAAACACAGGAGTTTCATCATACTTTGAAGCACCAGAGTCAGTTAGACCTGCTTGTGAGTCTTCAAGATCAAACAGTTTCATTCTTGCTCTGTCAACACCAATCATAAATCGTTTGTTAGAAGTAGGATCGGCATATCGATTCTTCAATTGCTTCACCATGATCTGTCCTAGTTGCTCTAGTTCTTCTGTGCTAATAAGAGCGAGCATCAAGTCAGCAGTAGCAGGAAGTCCAAACGATTCTGATGTATCTGTCAACTCAACATCTGAATTGTTGTAACCGCCACGAGTAGTCTGTGTCGCCGTGACGATAGGAACATCAAACTCTACTGCTAGTCCTCGAAGTTCTTCTGCAATGGACTTAATAATAGTGTAACTATTTGCGCTAGACCCAGCACGAAAGCGACTGCTAGAACAAATGTTGAGATAGTCAATGAATATAATGTCAGGCCTAAAATTTCTCTTAAGCTTAAGTTCATTGAGAAGAGATTTGAAATGCCCTGCATGTGCCGATGCTGTCGGATATTCTTTAACAATGAGCCTTCCTTGAATTTTTTCATTTAGTTTGCTTATCCTGTCATCAAACATTGTTTTAGATAAATCTTTCAACTGACCAATAGGCAAGTTCATCAGATTCGCATCGATTCTTTCTGCAATTCTTTCTTCGGACATCTCTAGTGTTATATATAACGCATTCTTTCCTGAAGCGATATTGTTCGCTGCCATGTGACACATGAACAAAGATTTACCGACACCAGTGCCTGCAAGTGCTACATTGAGTGTCTTGTTTGACAAACCGCCGTTTGTAATCTTGTTGAACATTTCAAGATCAAAGGGCAACTTCTCCTCAAGACGATGATAAAAATCAAATCTCTCATCAGCGTTCTCAATGTAATCGTGACCTACATTGTTGTCAAAGCCAACACCGAGTGCCTCTGAGAGAATACTCGGCATCGCATCTTTGCTAAGGTCTTTGTTTCTGCCATCGAGAATGCCGATGCTTTCCATCACAGCATTGTAAAGTGCCTTGTCTTTACAAAACTTCTCAGTCTCATCAAGAAGCCACTGACTGTCGGCATCTTGTTTGTCTAGCCCCTCAACAATTGCCTGAATGTCAGTGTATTCTTTTTCGGTGATAGTCTTGTCATCTGATACCGCAATCAGAAGTGCTTGCTTAGAAGGAGCAGCATTATAAGTTTCAGTGTGTGCTGATATCTTATCAAATACTATCCTATCTGAGCTACTAGAAAAATACTCAGGCTTGAGAAAAGGAATTACTTTTCTCAAGTATTCTTCGTTGTAACACAGATTAGATAGTATGATTTCTTCTATTGATTGTTGCAAAGGTCTTCCTTAATAAATTCTTCACGGATTATTTCGACACATGCCTCACACAGATAAAGCTCTTCTTCGTCTGTGTGAAAGCACACTGCTGCATCATTTTCGTAGATCGTTATCTGGCAACGATCACACGCACCTTTAGTCTTCGATCGCTTCGTAAACATCTGCAATATCTTCCTCTGTGATCTCTTCTCTCATGATACCATCTGAACTTGAGATTGTATATCGAGTTGTGATCCAGTCAATGAATGTAGGATCTGAAAGAATGGGCAACCAGAAGTCTTTCTTGTATGTATCAGCCTTGCGAGACTTAGGTTCTACTGCTTCGCCTGTTGACATATCTACTCGCTGATACCAACCGTTGTTTGGCTTGATAACATGTCCTGATTCCATTGCCATGTCGAGCAGCCCTGACCACTTGCTGATACCGCCTTCGAATGAGACTTCAACAGGAATCTTAGACTTCTCACGAACGAAACGAGACTTTTCAACATTGATAATGAAGTTGTAGCCTGTCAAGTCTTGACCTGTCTTTTCTTGTTGACGACCGATGATGTAGATGTTATCTGCTGAGTAGTAGATACCTGTGCCGCCTGATACGACTGCCTTACTGAACATCTCCATAGTCTGATAAGTGTGATTCACAACTACCATAGGAATGTCTTTGATTGTCAGATGAGGAGTAACCATACGGAACAGAGACTTCATCTGCTTTGCTCGTGTCATATCAGCAACAGACTTGCCGTCAAGTGCGTCTTCGACTTCTTTCTTAGATGCCAAGTTACCCACTGAGTCTACAACCACGATTACATGATCGCCTCGTTCAATGCCATTCATCTGTGACATTACATCGTGCTTCAACTGCTCAATGTCAGTGATCGGAGTATGAATGACTCGCTCAGTATCAATGCCGAAAGTATCAAAGTATGCTTGCGGAGTACCAAACTCTGAATCATAGAACAAAACGACCGCATCGTCATACTTGTCCAGATAAGACTTTGCAAGTAGAAGTGAGAACGCCGTCTTGAAGTGCTTCGAAGGACCTGCGAACACTGTAAGACCAGGAGTGAGGCCGCCGTCTAGACGACCACTGAGTGCTACATTCAATGCAGGCACTGATGTTTGAATCAAGTCTTTTGTAGTAAAGAATTTTGATTCGGTTAGAATAGATGTATCTTTGATAGTACTATTCTTTTTCAATTTATCCATTAAGCTCATTTGCTTCTCCGTTCATCATTAATTTTTAAAGCTGTGTCAAAAATGTTGAGATCATTATAACACAAAGTTTTCATGTGTGTCAAGTCTTTTGGGAAACAACTGCCGCCGAATCCCAATTTTCCGTCTGGTCCTGGAACATTCCAGTGAGTACCTCCTGTCCAAGCATCGGCTGATAGTAAAACAGAAACATAATCATAATTTACATTTTCTCTTTTGCATATTTCGTAAAATTCATTTGCTACTGCCACTCTCATTGCAAGTGCTGTGTTACGCATGAGTTTGAACATGCTTGCCTCTTTAGGACGGCACACACTTACTGGTTTGTTTAGTACTTCAAACAGTTCTATCAACTCGTCATCAATTTCATCCATACCTATAATAAGTGGCAAATTAGGATCATCTACGTCTGTTTTCCAACAGCGTTCACGAAGAAACTCTGGCATCATGTGTGCTTCAGGAAACAGTGATACTTGTTCAGGGCCAATTGTGCTGCGAATAACTAGTTTACACTTGTCCTTATATTCTTCGTAGACTGTTTGAAGTATACTAATGTCTAGTTCATTTCCTGTAGTAGGAGTAGGAACGCAAACAAAAGCGTATTCTACTGAATCAAAATCACAATGCATATCTTTTGCTGGATCGTGAATTTGAATCGTACAATTTGTTTTTTGTAAAAGATATTCTGTAGCTTTACCCACAAAACCATGACCAATAATTGCTACATTCATGAAAATAAGTCCTCAAGGGTGTTTACTTTTTCAGTCTGCCATCCCAATGCCTGAACAATAGTGTTCATAGGATCTAAAAATGCTTTTTCAAACATTAAATCATAATCGACATACCTATGTATATTAAATTCTGTAGGTATCTTTGTGATGAATGAAATACAGTTTTCGTTGAGTGTGTTAGGCTCTTTCAGATACAAGAACTTGATTTTATCGCCTTCTTGTATCAATTCATATTTGCTATCTAACTTGTGTTTCTTTAGATAGAAGTTATACAACAAACTGCCTCTGACCTGCATCGGAGTTTTTGCTGCATAGATATTCGCTTGATCTGTGTACTTATGCAAGTTATTACACCCTCTAGGAAACGCAATATCTTCAGCAGGAAGATTGACAAACTCTTTCCTAGTTTTCTTGATGTAATCTTGCAGGGTTGCCTCATCACTTGTCAAACACAAACGAACTGCTTCTTTCAGACTGTCTTGAACACAAGCGGGAGTAGAAGACCTAACAATCTCTAGTCCCATAACCTTCAAGTCAGGAGTTTGATAGCGAACACCTTCGTTGTCGTACACATTCATTGCGTATCGTTTCTTCGCAATCCAGATAGCTCGGTCTGCGATTGCTTCTCGCTTGAACACAAGTTTCTTCGCAAACGCATTTGTGTATTCTGCTAATTCGTCCATTGACTTTGCGATACACGGCTCAATCTGATCGTCACCTATCTTGTCCAACACATCGATAAGTTTATCTTTCTCCATCTTAGAATAATACTTATCAACGAGACCTTTCAGAGTGATGTAGCAAGAATCAGTGTCAGAATAGAAACTGTACATTTCGTTTTCAGTGCCACAGACTTTGTTTAGGAACTTGTCTAGTCCTACAGCAGTTTGACGAATGATGTGCTGACCAGACATTGTGATGCCTTCTGCAATCCTATCATCGTAGAACCTGAAGTACTGATTAGCCATCGCACCATAGAGTGAGTTAAGTTGAATCTTTCTCGCCATCTGAAAGTTGTTGTACTTAGAGATATCGTTCTTGTACTTATCATCGCCAGTGTCAATCAAGTCTTGCTTTGCCTTGAGCATGAGTTTCTTGTATTTCTGTCTGTCATCAAAAAACTTTTGAACAATCTCAGGCATGTAACCTAGTTTGTCATTCGTGAAACATTGACCATTAGCAGTCATTGAATAGTTCTTTTCTTTCAACG